ACCCTGAAAGAGCCTTAAAGATCCTTAGAAAGAGCAAATCAGTGATGAGGGAACGCTTAGGATACCATGACCCTGACCTGGGGAAAGTGATATTTAAGTGAAAAGCGATTGTGAACAGCAGTGGCTTTTTGAGGGGTTTGACTATTCTCCAGAGGATGAGTGGATTTCAATGCCAGAATATGACAACGCAAAAGAGCAACCACCAGTTATCACTGTTATGTTCAAATTTAAGACAGAGCAAGACTATGAAACCTTCAAAGACCTGGTGAAAAAACACCTCTACGAAGGGGAAAAGCCCTTTGATGGGATGCAAAGAAAAGACAAGAAGGTGGCCTGGTATCCTCACAAAGAAAAAGCAAGCACCTATGAGTACGAATAAACCAGGGTTTCCCATTTATGTCATCAGCAAGGGCCGCTGGAAAAGAAGGCCAACAATCAACACCCTGGAAGAGATAGGTGTTGACCACCATGTTGTCGTAGAAAGGCAAGAGCGAGAGAAGTATGCAAATGTCATTGATGAAAAGAAAATTTTGGTTTTGCCTCAGCACTACAAAGACAACTATGACACATTCTGGAAAACGGAGGACGGTGTGACTGGCCCTGGTCCAGCCAGAAACTTTGTTTGGGAGCATTCAATCAAGAATGGATTTGGCTGGCACTGGGTAATGGACGACAACATTGAATCAATAGAAAGGTTTAACCACAACATGAAGATCAAGTGTGTGACAGGAAAGCCTTTCTATGTCATAGAGGACTTCGTTTTGAGATATGAAAACATCGCTCAGGCTGGGATGGGATATGCCATATTCTGTCCCGCTTCAGACAGAAGGCCACCAATCAGGCTCAATACAAGGATATATTCGTGCCTGTTAATCAGAAATGACATCCCTTATCGCTGGAGAGGGAAATATAACGAGGACACGGACCTGTCTTTGAGAGCAATGAAAGACGGCTGGGTGACAGTAGAATTCAATGCGTTTCTAATTGGTAAAAGAGCAACACAAAGCATGAAAGGCGGAAACACTGATGAGTTTTATGCCGAGGAAGGAACATTGAACAAGTCTCAAATGCTTGTTGAAATGCACCCAGATGTCACAAGGTTGGCCAAGAGGTTCAACAGGTGGCATCATGTGGTCAACTATAAACCATTCAAAAAGAATAGACTGAAAAGAAAAGAGAACCTGCACATCCCTAACAAGACAAACAACTTCGGCATGGTGCTGAGGAGAGTTGGTTGAGAATCACCAAACACGCCAACTCAGGACTCAGGAAAGGTCAACCACCATTCTGGTGTGGTGAGTGTAATAGTATATGGCAACCCAAACATGAACACACTGACAAGGCTCACCTGTTTGAAGTCCTAAGAGACTTCCCCAAGTACGGGACCACAAAGAAACTCTGTCCCAAGTGTGTGAAAATAAATGATGACTGAGTGGTCTATCCTTGAGTAATATTGACCATATATATCTATGAGCAACCAGAAAGAAGTGAAAGAAGAACCTTTTGATCCATCTGACAGGATATTGTTCAGATAGATGCCTAGAAACTACAAAAAAGAATATGCCGGCTTTCATAGTAAGCCCAAACAGAAAAAGAATAGGGCCAAAAGAAACAAAGCAAACAGGCTCATGAAGCCAGGGCCAGGCAAAGAAGTTGACCATATTATCCCACTGTCTAAAGGCGGAAGCAATAAAAAGAAAAACCTGAGAGTGGTATCAAAAAGAACCAACAGGAGAAAGGGATCTAAAACCAAAAGAAGTGTCAAAGTACGGTCAAAAAGACGGTGATTCACGGTGATCTTTTTATAGAGTTTATGGGAGTTTTAGAGCCTTATGTCTGAGGATGGCAAGAAAACAGAGAAACAGACGGAGATGAATCGGCGAATTCAAACGTCCAAATCCGACAAAAAAGACAGCTCGAAAGCCTGGGCCAACCGCCAGGCCAACGGCACATTCGGCCCTGGGAACACCATTGGAAACACCTGGCCGGCTGGTGTATCAGGCAATCCCAATGGCCGGAGAGGAGCATCCAAAGACATCCTGGACAAGATAGGATCCGAGAAGATGGAGAACGGCACCACCAGGAAGGAGCGACTCCTGGACCGGCTCTATCGCATGGCAGAGAAGGGCAACATCAGGGCAATGGCCGAGGTCCTGGACCGGACGGAAGGGAAGTCAGTGGAACGCCAGGTTGTCGCATCCTATAAACCAGTGAAGATCTTTGACTTCAGCAACCAGGACCAAGAAGAGGATCCACCTGAAAGCCTTGATACCTAGCTCCGCCTTACTCAGAGATACGGCCTTAGATGGTCAATTAGAGGCCCTGTTTCTCGACAGAACCAGGCAAACATGGGAGATCCAGGGAATATGAACTGGCAACTGGACCAGACCAGGAGAGAGATCCTGGAGCATCCGGCCAGAAACAAAGTGATCTGTGCTGGTCGCCGTTGGGGCAAGACCATGTTGTCAATCATGTGGTTGTTGCACGGCCACCTGGAACCAGGCAAGCGGTACTGGTTCATCAGTCCCACCTACCGACAATCCAAGACAGTCTGTTGGCCAATACTCAGGAGGCTGTTCAGGGATCTACCGGCAAAGATTAACGAGTCAGAGTTGACCATCCACATTCAAGGGGCAGAGGTGGCACTGAAGGGATCCGACAATGAACACGGCCTCAGAGGGGTAGGCCTGGAGCGGTGTGTCATGGATGAATACGGTTTCATGAAGGGTCACATCTGGGGTGAGATAGTCAGGCCCATGCTGGCTGACACCGGCGGATCCGCATTCTTCATTGGCACACCAAACGGATTCAGTCACTTCTGGGATGTCTGGTCACTGGGGATGGGAGGAGACCCTGAGTGGAAGTCCTGGCAATACACCACAGCAGAGGGCGGATACGTCACCAGGGAAGAGGTAGAGAAGGCCAAGAGCCAGATGGATGAGAGGCTATGGAGGCAGGAGTTCATGGGATCCTGGGAGACGGTGGGGTCCAGGGCGGCCTACAACTTCGACAGGGCTGTTCACGTGAAGGAAGCTAAGGAGGTGAGCAGGAACAAGGCCTGGGGACTGGACATGAACGTGGACTATATGACAGCTGAGTTGTCTTGCACCTACACAGATGATGTGGTCCACTTCCTGAAGGAGATCCGGCTGACCAACACCAACACTGAGGAGATGGCCAACAAGATGAAGGAGATTGAGCCAGGGATTCCGGTATATCCAGATCCGGCCGGTAGTGCCAGGTCAACACAGAGTACCAAGTCAGATCACCAAATATTGAAGGACAATGATTTTGAAGTAAGGGCAAAGAGGGCACATCCCAGTCACAGGGACAGACTGAATGCGTTGAACAGGAAGCTGAAGGATGCTGACGGGAAGATCTCCATGACGGTGGATCCAACCTGCAAGCACCTGATCCGAGATCTGGAGCAATGCCAGAGAGATTCAACTGGATCCCTGAACAAGAAAGATCTAAAATTGACACATGCGTTGGATGCGGCCACGTACATGATTGATTTTTTGTGGCCGATACAGAAGCGGGTTGCACAATCCATTAGATGGTAACACTGGAGATGATATGATAGCTGAAAACATGAGCGAATTTGCTGTTCTCAAGTCACTGAAAGCACACTTTGCCGGTATAGAGCAAAAGAGATTCAAAGAGAGATACAGGATGTTGAATTACTATGAGGGGTTAGAATCGGAGTTGCAGGTGGACATCTCGAAGCACTTTGATTCAGATTCACTCCAACAGGTGCCCGCTTTCCTGGAGAACGTCACAGCCAAGCTGGTGAACTCCAGGGCCATAGTTTACAAGCAGGCCCCACAGAGACACACAGATGACAAGTATCTTGAAGGTGTGAAGTCATTGGATTCCATGATGCTCCAGGTGGAGCGGATGACTTATCTCCTGGGATCTATGGCCATGCTGTCCAAGTGGAATGAGGAAGAACAGAAAGTTGAATATGATGTTCTCACAGAGTTCTATCCGGTTTGGGTGCCTCACATTTCTGAGCCTGTCGGTGTTTGTTATCCACTCTATTCCCAGGGTCAGACCAGATCCAGTGAGATGACCTATGTGTACTGGAGTCCAGAGCAACATTTCAAGATCACACAAGGCGGGGACATCATTTCTGTTGAAGAGAATGATGACAGAGTCAATCCTTACGGGCTGGTCCCAGTGTCTTACTCCCACAGACATCCATTCACCACCGACTGGTGGCGAGAAGGAGCCTCGGATGTTATCAGTCTCAACACGACACTAAATATCCTTCTCACTGAGATGTCGCTTTCCATGCGATTGCAAGCATTGGGCCAGCCGGTGATTTCAGGTATTGATTCAGCCCAGAAGCTGAAGATGGGAGTGGATAGGCCAATTCTATTGCCAGAAGGAGCCACATTTCAATTTGCGGCCCCAGGCACAAATCTGGTCCAGTACATTGATGCTGTGAGGTTTCTTGTTGACAGTGTAGCCTACAACAACAACCTGAAAACCAAGTGGTCCCAGGGAAGGGATGCAGTAAGTGGAGAAGCACTGAAGATGTTGGAAGTGGATTTGACTGAAAGTGTCATGGGTGATGCAGAACACATCTGGCGGCCATTTGAGAAGGCACGGTTTCATGTGGACCGGAGGATCCTGGAAGTTCACGGTGTCAAAGTGTCTGAAGATTACTCAGTAGATTTTTCAGAGCCGAGATTCCCATTGAGTGCCGCTGAGGAACGTGCCCAATTTGAACATGAGTTGAAACACGGCCTATCATCAAAGAAGGACTGGTTCAGAAAGAACAATCCAGATGCAGAGGACCTGGACGAGATCATTGGCCAGGTACAGGCCGAGAGAACAGAGGAAAAAGAGCAAGAGCAAACTGAACAACCAGAACAACCAGCACAGCCTGTCTTTGAAGGATTGAGGAGACTTGGCGGACCTACTCAGTAACTATCTGGATGAGATAGATGAGATCCAGGATGTCATTATCAAGGATTCTGACCTCATTCTGGATGTCATTGACCTGGATCAACTTCTAAAGGATCCGGAGGCTTATCTCATGGGTCTTGGAGAGGCATTCCTCACCGAACACCTGGATGAAGTTGAACAAGGGTCCAAAATGGGTGAGAAGCTGGCAAACAAAATGATTCAGACCATTGGATGACATAAAGATCAAAGTTGAGAATGATTTTGATTTCAAGAAGATCAAAATGGACTTCTCACATGAGTTGAATCTCATTGGCGGGATGATAAAGAAGGACATCAGGACCGGAATCAGGGTGAGTAGAGAGATAGATGGTGGAAGCATGGAGAAACTTCATCCATTCACAATCAAAGAGAAGGGAGGGATCACCACACCACTGATGAGTGAAGGTGTTGGAACATTGTCCAGGGTAAACAAAACAAGAGCCACCAGATCAAAGCAGGTGGTCATTATCACACCAGCTGAAAGCAGGACACAACCTCTCAGAGGGTATCCTCACGGCATTGCTGAGGTTCAGCAGAGAGGGGCCACTATTCGAGTGACGAAAAAGATGAGATCTTATCTTCACAGTAGAGGATTGCACCTGAGCAAGAAAACAAAAGTGATCCGCATTCCGGCCAGGCCCTGGTTCGGTATTTCCAAATCTGTCATGAGGGCAATCCCAAAACTATTTCACAAACGCATAGACATGGAACTCAAACGTGCCAAACTTTGAGACTGTACTGACAAACCAGGTGGCCAACGCCGCCGCAAAGACTGCTCTGGATCTCCAGGGGCTTGTTCAATCTATGGCCTCACAGGGAATGACTGGGAATCAGATCAAACAAGCTTTGATGCGGGACATTATCAATGGAGGTCCACTGTTTGCTGGATTCCGGTCCAGTGTCAGAAATATCACCAAGAATGGAGTGGAGTGGGCCAGCAATTTCGCACAGAAACAGGTTTACCTGGCCAATGATGTTGAAGATCTAACCTGGCAAACAGCCAGCGATGGAAAGGAGTGCCCAGATTGCAGAATCAGACACGGTGAAGATGGGACAATGGATTACTGGCTCACAGTCGGCATTCCCAAATCTGGCTTCTCTGTTTGCACTCAACATTGTAGGTGTGTCCTGGTGCCACAGGGAGCAGAAGAAAAGCTGGCCAGGCCATTGAGAAGGAAGAAGCCAAAGAACATCCTGGATCCGAAGATGGTTGGCAAGCACACAAAAATCAGAGATGCTGAAATGTGGGCTGAGAAAAACTATCCAGAGATTGTTTGGGATTTCAAGGATGCTCACATTGACACCATCAATCCCACACTGGTGCAGTTCTCAAAACTGGCGGAGCAATATCCAGAAGTGGCCAACAGGCTCAGATATGTTGGCACATATAGAAATAAGGCCAAAATGAGTCAACTGGCAAAAGAAAATATCCAAAGATTTGTGCAAAAAGAGTGGTATCCCAGAATGAAAATGTGGGCTGGTGAGTGGGCACACGCTTCAAAAGATGGAACATATATTGCACTGAATCCTAAGTATTACAAAAACAAAGCAGAGCTATTGAAGGGCCTCAAGCAGTCTCAAGTTGTTGGTTCCGATGGATTCAGATTTCATCCGCCTGGCTGTGACACTATTGAATCAATTTTCACACACGAATTTGGGCACCAGGTTCAAAATTGGCTTGAAAGCCGAATTGCAGGTAATATGGCATTCACAGAGGCAGTGCTTGTGGATGATTTTGGCTTAGTCAAAGCCACATATAGAAAATTCTTTGAAAAGCACATCAATGATGCAACTCAAGAAGCATTGAAAAGTATTTCTAAATATTCAACCTTTAGAAAAATGACAACAGATTTCAGAGAAGCCTGGGCAGAAGGATTCGCTTCAACTGTTCACACACCTGTGGCACTTCAGGCAGAAGTCACGAAAAAGATTGGTGCTTTTCTGGAAAAATTCTTGGTAGATAGAGACAAGTGGACAGACGACTGGATTTATCTTGCTCAAATCAAAGACGTGAAAGTCAGAGAAGCATTGAAGTTGGAACTCATTGAATTGAGAAAAGATCTTGGGGTGGCCGTTAAAACTTGGGACACTAAATGATAGGAATTCCACCCATTTGTGAACAATGCAAACATCTTGACAAGATTGACAAATATGAAAAAGGATGGTACTGTGAAGCCTATCCAGACGGATGGGGAATACCAGAGGAGATCATCATGGGTGAAGTGGACCACAAAAAACCTTTCAA